TCTCTGACGGAACAAATTGGAAGCGTTCTGACACAGGTGCCACAATCGCAGCAGCGTAAGGGGGTGAAGCATGAGTGATCGGTTTCAACCGCCTAGCGAAGAAGAACTAGCAGCTCGTGGTTTGGGGACATCTAAAGTCCGTGCCCGTAACACAGATGGTACGCTTAAAGCAGACGATCCTTCTACGCCTGATGTAAATGAGGCATGGGAAGATAAACCTGCTACCAAGAAGCGTGGTCGTCCTAAAAAGAAGAAGGACTAACATATGTCTTCTGATGTATTAACCAAACGTGTAACAGGCGCAGGATCGTTAGGTGTAGGCCCAGCGCGAGTTCGTCAGGTACAAGTTTTAACAGGTGCAGGTGCGGGGCGTCTTACAGTTACCAACGGTAACGGAGGCACTACAGTGCTGGATATTGATTTTCTAGCGTCCGACTCTCACTCAATTAACATTCCTGATGATGGTATTCGCTGTAGTTCAGACGTTTATGTATCCGCGGCTACTAATATAACCGCCATGACCTTCTTCTATAGCTAGGAGGGTGCTATGCGGGCATATTATAAAAAAGGTGGGGGAGTAAAGTCTCCCGCTTGGCAGCGCAAAGAAGGTAAAAGCGAGTCTGGCGGCTTGAACGCCAAGGGTGTCGCTAGTTATCGGAAAGCCAATCCCGGTAGTAAGTTAAAGACTGCTGTTACCACAAAGCCCAGCAAGCTCAAAAAAGGTTCTAAGGCCGCTAATCGGCGGAAGTCTTTCTGCGCACGCATGAAGGGCATGAAAAAACGTAATACGAGCGCAAAAACGGCAAACGATCCTGATAGTCGCATTAACAAGAGTTTGCGGAAATGGAACTGTTAGATGGCTATTTCTCGTACCCAAATGCGCACACAGCTAACGGGGGACAGGATGCCTGCTAAGTCTGAGAAACAACGCCGGTATATGGCGATGGCGTACAACGACCCAGATATGGGTGTATCAAAAGAGGTTGCGAAAAAATTTATGAAGAAACCCGCAAAAGGTTATAAAAAAGGTGGTATGCCTGACCTGACAGGTGACGGTAAAGTAACACAAGCTGATGTCCTAAAAGGACGCGGCGTATTTAAGAAAGGTGGTAAAGTGAAAAAGTATCAAGCTGGAATGAGTGTAGATATGGATGAACTCGGTAAAAAGCGTCCTAAAAAGCGCCCTACGAAGAAGCGTTCTGCTGCACCTATGACTTCCCCCCGCCCTATGAAACGTCCGAATGCTACAAGTCCTCGTCCTAAACTACGACCTGAGACTATTGGTGGTATGCCGAGTGGTAGTACGCGTGGGATCGACCCAAAAGAAAACTATAGCCCAGAGGATTTTAAGCGTCTTACAGGCGGTATGATGGCTGGCGGTAAGGTCAAGAAGATGAAGTCTGGTGGTAAAATCCGCGGCTACGGCATGGCCCGTGGCGGTAAAGTCTGTAAGATGCGCTGATGCGTAGGTATTACAAATCCGGTAGCTGTGGCTGTTCTAAATGTAGCAAAGGTTACAAGAAGGGCGGCACCGTCAAGGATGCGTGTTACCACAAAGTAAAGGCTTCGTACAAGGTGTTCCCAAGCGCGTATGCGAGTGGGGCCATCGCAAAATGTAGAAAGAAGAAGGCGGGCAAGTAATGGCTGTTCGCAAAACCGCAAAAGGTGCTGCACTTAAACGCTGGTTCAAGGAGGACTGGAAAGATGTTAAGACGGGTAAGCCGTGTGGTCGTAAAAAAGGTGAGAGCCGAGGTACACCGTACTGTAGACCATCTAAACGAGTTTCTAGCAAAACTCCAAAAACTAGCGGGGAAATGACGAAGGCTGAGAAAAGCAAGCGTATAGCGCAGAAGAAGCGTTTAGGACAACCAGCGGGTAAGCCCAGACGGGTATCTCCGCTAAAGAGGCGTAAGAAATGACGACATCAGGCACCACAGCGTTCGATATGGACTTCACCGAGATAGCGGAGGAAGCATGGGAACGTGCGGGCCGCGAGATGCGTTCTGGCTACGACTTACGCACTGCCAGACGATCCATGAATTTGATGACGATTGAGTGGCAAAACCGTGGCATCAATATGTGGACTATTGATTCTGGTACGATAAACCTAGTGCAGGGCACCACACAGTACACACTACCAGCAGATACTATTGATTTGCTTGAACACCAAATACGTACTAATAGTGGTAACACCTCGACACAATCTGATCTTACTATAAGCAGGATTAGTGTAAGTACGTACGCGTCTATACCTAACAAGTTAACACAAGGGCGTCCCATACAGCTCTATGTCGAACGTTTACGCGATGCACCGAAGGTAAATGTGTGGCCTGTGCCTGATAACAACAATTACGTGCTATACTACTGGCGTATGCGTCGTATTCAGGATGCTGGGTCTGGGGTACAGACAGCAGATATGAACTTCCGTTTCTTCCCATGTCTTGTTGCGGGGTTAGCTTACCACATTGCTATGAAGGTTCCTGAACTGGCTGAACGTATACCAATGTTAAAAGCTGTGTACGACGAGCAGTTCGAAATGGCTGCGGGCGAGGACCGAGAGAAAACAGCGGCACGATTTGTGCCTAGAATAGGTAGGATTGCCTAATGACGACTAGGTTTGCATCAGCAAAGAAAGCGTTAGCGCTCTGCGATGTATGCGGGTTCCAGTACAAGCTACGGGAGCTAAAGAACCTATTTGTGAAAGGTCGAGATACGAATATAAAGGCTTGTCCTGAGTGTTGGAGTCCAGACCACCCACAGTTGAAGTTGGGTGAGTTTCCTGTTGATGACCCACAGGCTATACGCAATCCACGTCCCGATCAGAGTTTAGGGCCGTCTGGGGATACAAGTAGCCGTGGTATTCAGTGGGGTTGGAACCCTGTAGGTGGAGGGGATGATCCGTTTGGGCTTACCCCTAACAATTTAGTAGGTGCTGGTCAGGTTGGCCAAGTTACCGTAAGTATAACATAGGAGGTGCGCTATGCCCAAAGTTGGAAATAAGATGTTCGGATACGATGCAGCAGGTAAGAAAGCCGCCGCAAAGGAAGCAAAAAAGACAGGCCAGCCTATGCAAACGGCCTACAAAAAGGGTGGTAAAATCAAGGTACGCGGCACAGGCGCAGCGACCAAAGGTTTGTATGCACGGGGGCCAATGGCATAAGCTATGAACTATACCGAGCTGAAAACCAACATCGAAGACATTTGTGAAAACTCGTTTACAGATGACCAGCTCGCTATGTTCACACAGCAGGCTGAACAGAAGATATACAACACGGTGCAGATACCTGCGCTGCGTAAGAATGTTACAGGTACAGTGACAGCAAGTAATAACTACTTGTCTTCCCCAAGTGACTTTTTGTACAGCTACAGCCTTGCGGTGGTAGATGGTAGTGGTGTGTATCATTACCTCCTTAACAAAGACGTAAACTTTATGCGAGAAGCGTACCCTAATCCAACATCAGAGGGGTTACCAAAACACTATGCTTACTTTGACGACGACACAATTATCCTCGGACCTACCCCAGACAGTTCATATGCCATGGAGCTACATTATGGATATTATCCTCAATCCATCGTTGTGGCTAACAATACATGGCTTGGGGACGAGTTTGATTCTGCTCTACTTAACGGTGCGCTTATCGAAGCGATACGATTTATGAAGGGTGAGCCAGATATTGTTGCAATGTACGAGAAGATGTATTTGCAATCTATTGCGTTGCTTAAAACTTTGGGTGACGGCAAACTACGTGAAGACGCATATCGCTCGGGGCAGTTCCGAGTGCCAGTAAGTTAAGGAGACAGAAATGGCAATTACACAAGCAATGTGCACATCTTTCAAAGTCGCTCTATTAGACGGCGAGATGGATTTTAGCAGTGATACATCACAGGTTTTTAAGATCGCTTTGTATACAAGTTCAGCTACGTTAGGCGCGGCTACAACAGCGTATGCAACGACGAATGAAGTATCAGGTACAGGATACACTGCAGGGGGTAATACGCTTACCATCTCAGCTAATCCCGCCTCGTCAGGCACTACAGCGTTCTTAGATTTTGCGGACACAACATGGACCGACGCTACAATTACAGCTCGGGGCGCACTAATCTACAAAGTTGGTGGCAGTAATCCAGCGGTTGCTGTACTTGATTTCGGCGCAGATAAAACTTCTACAGCGGGTGACTTTCAGGTTCAGTTCCCCACAGCGGACGCTACAAACGCTATTGTACGTATCGCTACTCCGTAAGGTGGCTAGATGCCGTCTTCTGTAGAATACGTAGGTTGGGGTTCAGGTGCTTGGGGCCAAACGGCTTGGGGCACCGACCTAACTATTGTCTACGTTGATGGCGTAGCCGCGGAAGGCGCTATTGGGTCTGTCACTGTTGACGCAGAGGCAGTTGTTGCTGTCACAGGTGTTGAAGCAGATGGACACGTAAATGTTGTAGGTATTGACGCCGAGGCGGATGTACTTGTTCAAGCTGTTCGCGCAGTAGGCTCAATAGGCACAGTAACGGTTAGCGCCGCTGCAGAGATACCAGTAACCGGAGTAGAAGCCGATGGTGCTATAGGGGCAGTATTTGTCGCTGTAGATATGACTGTCTTTGCTACGGGTGTAGAAGCAGATGGTGAAATCGGTACAGTCACGATTGACGCTGAAGCTAATGTAGCTGTTACAGGTGTAGAAGCCGATGGTGGAATCGGTACAGCCACAGTAGATGCTGAAGCTAATGTAGCTGTTACAGGTATAGAAGCTGACGGCGTATTAGGGACAGTTACTGCTACTGCGGCGGCTAACATCTTCCCAACAGGCGTAGAGGCTGGCGGTGAGATTGGCGATGCTACTGTAGACGCCGAGGCTAATATTCCCGTTACGGGCGTAGAAGCCGATGGTGCTATAGGCACTGTTACCATGACTGGTACAGCTAACGTGTCACCCACAGGCGTGGAAGCTGACGGTGAAATAGGTGACGTATTTATCGCGCTTGGAATTGTAGTTTCAGTTACGGGATTGCAAGGGAACGCAGAACTTGGTACTGTAGTCGTATCAGCTAACGCAGATATATCTGTTACAGGGCTTGCAGCTACGGGAATTATTGGCTTCGCTAACGTATGGGGCGAGGTCGATGACAACCAAACACCTAATTGGACACCTATCGCCAGTACGCAATCTCCTTCGTGGGGGACCGTATCTGAAACACAAACTCCAAACTGGCAAGACATAGCCGCATGAGGACTGAAACATGACAACGCAATACTCACCGATACTTAAACTTGCTCTGCCAGTTCAGGGTGAACTTAGCGGCACATGGGGTGACGTGGTTAACGACAATATCACGTCGATGGTTGAACAGGCTATCGCGGGACGTGCGGTTATTGATACGTGGACCACAAACGCACACACACTCACTAGCGCCAACGGTACAACTTCAGAATCACGTTGTGCTATGTTGGAGCTTACCGATACGGGTACAGCGTTGTCTGGCGCAGGTACAGTTGTATGTCCTACGGCGTCTAAAATCTATATCGTGAAAAACGCGGCTGGGCAGAACATTACAGTAAAAACTTCTGGTGGCACGGGCATCCTTGTCCCTGATGGACGCACTACGTTTTTGTTCTGTGATGGCACAAATGTCGTTGAGGCGCTCACACATACCACATCTCTGCAGTTGGGTACTAGCACAACAGTTACAGCGGTCCTTGACGAGGATAATATGGCCTCTGACAGTGCTACATCTTTGGCTACACAGCAGTCAATTAAAGCCTATGTGGATGCGCAGGTGGGCGCTAATAA